TCATAATGCTATATAATAATGTTATCGTTTATTAATTTGTTTTTGTTTTATACACACTTGTTTGAGGCTATGTGTTACACCTCTATGTCTTAACATTCATTCAAATATTTAATTTATTACAGTATTCTCAGCAAATCATAACATTCATTACAAATAATGTAATTCACTTTTATAAAAGAGCGTGTTTTTTTATAACCCACTGAGAATAATGCAATAAATCTATATATATGTGTATGCGTTTTTATTACATCTTATATATATAAAAACAAAAAAGATGGCTAATAAGCCATCTCTTTTGTCCAGTCAAACGTAGACTTACGTTTTGCTGGTTTGGATTTCGCCTTAAGCGAATCCTTTGTGACTACCACACTTGGTATGTCACTGTTGCCCTCTTCTTGAGGGTAACTTAACAGAAGCATGGATTCATCCATGTCTTCTGATTGAAATTCGAAGACTGGGATACTTCCCAGTTCAGAGAATTTTAATTCTTTGCTACGAAGTAGAGATGAAATCTCTTTCGTGCAAACAACAATGGCTGATGTACCATCAGCCTTGGTTGCTGTCAATGCTACTGCTTTGTCAGCGTTCAAGAAATTCTTTCTTGAACTTGGACGAAAATTACCATTTTCGCCAATCGCCTGATTCAACGAATCAGCGAAAGGAGTCATCGTAGATGTACTCCCTTCATAAATTTCAAAATGTGCCATTTTAAATTTAATTAAATTAATTTATTGATTTAATGGTAGGGGACTACTGTCACTTACCAAATTTACTGTGGGGTTTCTATAGGAAGTGGTCAACCTATTCACACACACGATGGGTATAAAATTTTGGGAAAAAATTTTTTTTGGTCATTTGAAAAAAACGTTATAATTTTGGTGGGTGGGTGGGTTGATAATAATTTCTAACTAAATTAATTACAAGTTTAAAAAATTATATATATCTTTGTTTTAACTAAACCAATAAAGAGTATATAGAATGTTAGTTCAAAAACTAAAAAAACAAGTTAAAGATGAGTTTGAAATAGCAGAGAAGTATTATGCTATTCTTTCAGATATAAACTCATTAGGTCTCACTCCTAGAGAAATTCAATTAGTTGCTTTTACAGCTATTAAAGGGAACATTACAAATGCTAATGTTAGAGAGGAATTCTGTAATAAGTATAAAACAACATCACCTACGATTAATAATATAATAAGTAAGCTTAAGAAATTAGGAGTGTTTATTAAAACTGAAGATAGAGAAGATGGTTATCCTAAGAAGGTGAAAGTTAATCCTGCTATTGTATTAGATTTTAAGAAGGATGTATTATTAGCAATATCATTAAAACATGAAATCAGCTAATACACCTATTAAGGAATATATAATAAAAAAGATAGCTGTTAACAAGGTGACAGATAAATTGATTTCAGAAAAAACAATGGATCTTGTTATATCACATCAATTTGAATCAGCTATTAAAGCTATGATGACAAATAATACAGTGGAGATATCTGGATTTGGAAAGTTTCTTTTCAATTTTAAAAGAGCTCAAAAAGAATTAACTAAATACGAGAAGATTAGAGAACATTATATGTCTCTGTTGCAAGATGAATCATTGTCTGAAGAACAAAGAAAAACTCTAGAGGATAAGTTGGCAATTGCAAATGATGGAATAAAGAATTTAAAACCAAGAGTAGATGAATATATTTCAAATTTATGAGGGTTGGAGAAATAATATTTTTCCTCCAGAGAAACTAAAAGAAGCCATCATTGAAACGTCAGCTTCTAGAATGGAGATATGTAACAATTGTGAACACATCTCGACAAAACATAATACATTAAGAAAGGATGTGCATTGTACACATTGTGGTTGTACACTTGCAGCAAAGACTAAATGTCTTTCATGTGATTGTCCTTTAAAGAAATGGATCTCTGTAATTACACCACAACAAGAAGAACAAATGAAAAATCATGGAAGAGGAAAAGAATAAATTTACGATAACAAAGATTCCTCTTGAACCTTTAATAGAAATTCTTTTAAAGATATATGAATTAGGAATGGAATATATAGACATTGAAGGAGTAGTAGATAGTGATAATGTCAAAGATACAGTTAACATAAAATTCTGTAATGAATATATGGAAATTGATAAGACAGATGAGGATTCAATAAAGGGATATATTATAGGATATAATGATGTTGACCAAGATGATAGAAAACCCTTGTCTGATGATGATTTAAATGAATTAATATAAACTACATAATGGCAGTAAGAAAGAATACATATATAGATGTAGAACTTGATTGGGCAGAACAACAACTATCAAGTTGGAAAGAATATGTTGATGCTAATCCTCTACACACTCTAAAGGATAGAATAGAATGGAAGCCTACAGCTAAAGGAGGTGCTATGCCTATGGTGATTGCATCTATTGAAGCTCAAGGAAAGTTTGTCCAAGAGACAATGAAAAACTATCTTGCTCTTTTAAAAGAAGTGGATGTTATGAGAGAAAAACAAGAAGCTAAGAAAGTGGAAACACGTGGTGGTGCAGAGCTTGGTAGTATGGCAGAGGACTTCTTAAAAGGTAGACAAAAATAATGGAAGGATTACAAAGTATTGATTATAAAGATTGGTTTATAAATCAGAAGAGAGTTCCTCAAAAGGATTCAGATGAATATAAAGCATTCTATGCATTTCATAAACAACTATGTATTGATGGTTGTACAATGGGAGGTGTATATATCAATCCTTTTTTATATTGGCATTTAAACTTCTGGAATACAGAGGTGGATGTTATAGATGATAGAGGTAGAATATCACAGAAATATGCTAATCCATATCTACGTGATAATGAATGGGTTATAACAAACGAAATAGACAGAGCTCAAATAGAAAAGAAAGGACTAGTTATTCTAGGTATTAGACGTTTGGCTAAGTCTGTTATTGAGAGTTCATATATAGGTTGGGGAGCAACATTTGATGAGAACAGTCAGAACATTATTGCTGGATTAAATGCTCCAGATATAAAGCTGATTACAGATAAAATAGATAAAGGACTCAACTTTCTTCCTGAAGCATGGAGATGGCAGAGAGTTGAAGACAACTGGAAAAACCAGGTTACGTTAGGGATCAAGACAAAAGCAGGAGAGCGAATCCCCTTTTCTCAGATCCTTATTCGTAACTTGGATGGGGGGAATAATGAAGAAGCTATTGCAGGTACAAAACCTAGAAAGCTAATTATTGATGAGATAGGTAAGGGATCATTTCTTAGAGGTCTTCAGGCAGCAACACCAGGTTTTACAACACCATTTGGTTGGGGATGTTCTCCAATTCTAACAGGTACAGGTGGAGATATGCAAAACTTCATGGATGCAAAGAGTCTTATGTTTGACGTAGATAATTTTAATTTTCTTACGTACAATAATGCAAAAGATGAAAGCAGAGTGCATGGATTGTTTATTTCCCATAAGTATAGAATGGAAGCTAAAGAAGAATCTACACTAGGAGAATTTTTAGAACAACCAGCAGATTCAGAATTACATAATGTAAAAATGCTTGTTTCTAATTTAGAAAAAGCAGACAAGATTACAAATGATAATCTTGAAAGATTAAAAAAAGCTGGTGATAGACTTGCATATTTAAAAGAAAAAATGTATTATCCACAAGAGGTGGATGATATATTTCTGAATGAAGATACTAATATATTTGATATAGAAGCAGCTAAACGTCAGAAAGCCAGACTATTAGCACAAGAAAGAACAGGAACACCTGTTGTTTTATATGATGATGGAAATGGTGTCAAGCATGAGTTTACAGATAAGCTTCCTATATCAAACTTCCCTCTGAAGAATAGTGACATGAAAGATGCTCCTGTAGTGATATATGAGTTTCCAATTGACACACCTCCTTATGGACTTTATGTTGCAGGAGTTGACCCTTACAGACAAGGAAAGTCTGCATATAGTTCATCTCTAGGATCTGTTTATATTTATAAACGAATGCATGCTATATCAGGAGAGAAATATCAAGATATGTTTGTAGCTAGTTATTGTGCTAGACCTGAAAAGAAAGAAACATGGGAAGAACAGGCAAGGTTATTGATTAAGTATTACAATGCTAGAACATTATGTGAGAATGACGAAATCTCTTTTATAGATTATATGATCTCTAAAGGAGATGCACATTATTTAGAGAGACAACCAGATTGGTTAAAAGAAATAGTTCCAAACACCACAGTTAGAAGGGATTATGGAATACATAGATCTGCTGAGAAAATACGAGACTTTCTACATGGATGTTTAAAGAAATATACAGAAGAAGTAATACACGTAGAGAAAGATGCTGATGGTAATGTTGTTTCTGAAACTAAGGGTATGTCTAAGATATTTGATCCTGTTCTACTTGAAGAAATGATACAATATAATGAAGAAGGAAACTTCGATAGAATAATTGCTGCAGAATTAGCTGTATCTTTGGCAATGAAATTAAATCCTATAATGGGAAGAACAGGTGCAGCTGAAGATGCAAGAGTAACTTCGCTCTATTCTAAAAAGAAAAAAAATTCACTATTCTCTGAATCAAAGGGAATGTTTAATAGTAACAAACATAAAATGTTTAGATAAAATGGCAATAATTAGATATACAAAAGATGCTACCATTAGGTATGCATATTTGAACATATTCCCTGATCAGTTTAAAACTGAAAAGGAAAAAGAAGATGAAAGTTGGATTAAGAATACAATGGACTACTTCTCAAACAAAGCATATGCTGAATATGTAAAGAATAGAGATACGTTTGTAAAGAACTATGATCTTATGAAAGGTATCCTTCGTATGGAAGATTTCTATCAAGAGCCTGATGTTAAGAGCTTTACAGAAATGCTACAAGCAGATCTTGAACTTCCCTCATATGTTAAACATTATTCTATTGTCACCACTCCTGTTAATGAGTTAGTAGGAGAGATATCTAAACGTCCTGATACATTTAGAGTGAAAGCTTTTGATGATGATAGTCAGGCAGAAGAACTACAATTTAAAACAGACACTCTTCAAAAGTTTATTTTAAATAAAGCAAAGCAAAAGATTCTTGAAAAAGCTGCAATTGCAGGACAAGAACCACCAGAGCCAGAAGAATTAGAACAAATGACAATTGATCAAATGAAAGATCAATTAGATTCATATACATCACAAGCTGAAAAATGGGCTAATCATGTTCTTACATGTCAGAAAGCTGAATTTAATTTAAAAGAAAAATCAGAAGATGCCTTTAGGGATATGCTAATATCTGCTAGAGAATTTTATCATATATATGAAGACAACTCTAAAACTGGATTTAACATCGAAGTGGCAAATCCAAAGAACACTTGGTTTCTTACAACTCCTGATAGAAAATGGATATCAGATCCAACTGGGAGAGCTCAGGGAGCCTATGCTGCTGGTACAGTACAAGTTATGGAGCTTTCAGAGATCATTGAAAGCATACCAGATCTTACGAAAGAGGAGATTGACCACTTACGTTCATCCCTCCAAGACTATGGATTAATTAATGTACGTGAATCAAATTTAGGTAATCCTAATGCACCAGAAGGTATTGACTCTGTACAATATGATACATTTGATCCTCTTGTTCTTCAAACAAGAATGATGATTGAATCAGAGATGAAGGAAAACAATGATGGACTTAAAGACTTTTTAGGTCTTACCAATAATGTTAGCTCATTTGGATATAAATATGTTGTTGTTAGAAGTTATTGGATTTCTAAAAAGAAAATAGGTAAACTTATATATTTAGATGAATTAGGTAATGAGCAATCAATACTTGTTGATGAAAATTACAAATCAGGAACTATACCTACGCAACAATCATTAGAATGGGGATGGATTAATCAATGGTATCAAGGAACAAAAATAGGTCCAGATATATATCATATCAAGCCATTTAGATTATTAAACTACTGTCCAATAATAGGCACGACTTTTGAAGTGAAAAATACAGAAGCTAGAAGTCTAGTGGATCTCATGAAACCTTTCCAGGTTATATATAATGTATGTATGAACCAATTATATAAACTTCTAGAAAAAGAAGTTGGTAAGGTTCAGCTTATGTCATTAAGACATGTTCCTATTCCTAAAGATGGAGATGCACAAGATGCTCTTGATATGTGGGAAATGGAAGCACGTAACAGAGGTGTGGTATTTATTGATGATAGTCCAGAGAACTTAAAAGCTCCTAGTTCATTCAATCAATTTACAGCTCTTGATCTTACACGTACGCAGGAGATACAAGCTAGATACACATTAGCTCAACAAATAAAATCTGAGTGTTGGGAACTTGTAGGTATGTCAAGACAACGTATGGGATCTGTATCTGCATCAGAAAGTGCAACAGGTACTAATACAGCAATGCAGCAGAGTTATTCTCAAACAGAACCATTGTTCATTGCACACGAATATGTAATGGGACAACTATATCAAGCCATTATTGATGCTGCTTTACATATAGCAAGTTCAAAACCACAAAGTACGCTATCATATATTACATCAGAAGGATTGTCTGCATTTGTACAAGTGAATGGAGATGATTTAAAATTTAGAGATCTTAAAGTGTTCCCTACTAATAGACCAGAAGACAAACAAATGTTTGATGAACTTAGAGCACTTGCACAACCTCTTATGCAAAATGGTGGTTCATTATATGATGTAATAGAACTATATAGTACTAAGTCTATGAGAGAAATGAAGAAAACATTCAAAGATCTTAGAGACAAACAAGAAGCTATGCAACAACAACAAATGCAACAGCAACAACAACAGATTGACCAACAAAATGAACAAGCTCAAGCTCAAATGCAACAAGCTATTCAAATGAAGCAAGCTGATCAAGCTCATGATGATTACCAAAGAGAACTTGATAGATTGTCTAAAGAGAAGATTGCTATCATACAAGCTACAGGATTTGGTAACGTAGAATCAGAAGATGTTAACGCTAACACTATTCCTGATGTATTAGAAATGAGTAAACTTGCACAAGCTGAAAGTAAAGCTACTAAAGACTATGGATTGAAAATGGCTGACTTACAATCTAAAACTAAACAAGCTAATGATAAAATGTCTATAGAAAAAGAGAAGTTACAAGTGGCTAGAGAGAATATGGCAAATGATTTAGCTGTGGCAAAAGAAAATGCTAAAGGCAGAAATAAGTCAAAATAATAATTAATTATAAGGGTTAAAAATATTAATGCTATATTATGGAAAAAAATCAACATAATTATTGAATTAATGTTTGATTATTAATATAACTGTTTTAGTTTTACATAGAATATAAACCAATTTTTTAAATACAACTACATTATGGCTGATACAACAGATAATATATCTATGGGTAATTTTTCTATCCAAGATACAATGGAAATGGGTATGGGTAACCAAGAATTGTTAAACGATTTGTTTGAACCAGAGACTGCTTCTAGTAATCCTGAAGATGTCACTGCAATTATTAAAGAAGCTAATCCACCTGCTGCACCAGTTGCACCAGAAAAACCAAAAGGTAAAACAATAACACCTCTTGAAGATGATGCTGATGATAATGAAAAAAATCAAGCGTCTATTGCTAACTTTTTAGGTGATAACGATGACGATGATGATGAAGAAGAAGAAACTAAAAATGTTTCAACTAACGCAACACCAAAAGCAGAGACTAACGAAGATGGTGATGATGACGATTCATCAAATACTACACAATTTACAGCTTTAGCAAATGATTTGTTTAAGCTTGGAGTTTTTAGTGAAGATGAAGATGATGAACCAATTTCTACACCTGAACAATTCCTTCAAAAATTTGAAGCAGAAAAGAAAAAAGGTGCTTCAGAAATAGTTCAAAATTTCATTGGGCAATTTGGAGAAGATTATCAAAATGCATTTGAAGCCATATTTGTAAAAGGAGCTGATCCTAAAGAGTATTTTAGTACATATAATAATGTGGTTGGTTTTGCTGAAATGGATCTTTCTCAAGAGAATAACCAAATTGCAATAATGAAACAAGCTTTAGCTGATCAAGGATTTGATGCTGAAGATATAGATACAGAAGTTGAAAGACTTCAAAATTATGGTGATCTTGAAAGCGTAGCTGCAAAACATCATAAAGTGTTGGTTAAAAAAGAAGCTCAGAAGTTGAATCAATTAGAAGCACAAGCTCAAAGAGAGTTACAACAAAAACAAGCTATTAAAAATCAATACATAAACAATGTTCAAGGTATACTTGAAGATAGATTAAAAGCTAAAGAATTTGATGGCATTCCATTAAATCCAAAATTAGTAAATGAATTACAAGATTTCCTATTAGTAGATAAATGGAAAACACCATCTGGAGAAACACTTTCAGATTTTGATAGAACTATATTAGATTTAAAAAGACCAGAGAATCATGCCATGAAAGTTAAAGTGGGATTGCTTCTTAAAATCTTAGAAAAAGATCCAACATTATCTACTATACAAAAAAGTGGTGTGTCTAAAAAGACAGATCAATTATTTGGAGAAGTTGCAAGACAAGTTACAAAAGCTAAATCGTCAACATCTGCTCCAGCAAATAAAAATTCGTGGTTTCAATAAACAAATAAATAATTAATAACTAAAAGAATAATAAAATGTCAATTCAAACAATTCCTGGGTTAACTGGTTTTACTTATGCAAGAGTAGCGTCTATGGACAAACGTGCTGTAGGAAAACTTACTGACTCAAATCACTTGGAGTCTTTTCACTCCACAGAGCCAGCTGACTATGATAAAAAAATCATCAGCTTATATACCCAAAGTTCATTGTATAGCAATGATTTCTTGGATATGATTAACAAGAGTACACCATTCTACATCGACAATAATAGCGATGCATGGAAATGGCAAATTGCTGTACCTTACAAGTTTCCTAAGATTATCGACATCCCTCAAAGTCTAACAGACATTATTGAAGGTACAGGTAAACCAGGTATTGATGGTCAAGAATTCCAATTAGTATTAGATACTAATGAGTTCTCTAAAAATGCTATTGTATCTGTAGGTTCTCGTCAGTATGGTCCAAGATTTTATGTAATCAAAGATCCAACTCCTTGGAATGCTGGATTCTTATATACATTCAATCTAGTTACAGATAATCCAGTTGTAGATTTCGTAAGTAGCCAATTTTTACAAGTTGGTACTGAACTAGAATTAGTTGATGCTGCTATTGGTGAATTTGACCAAGACTTATTAGGATTACCAAGATTGGGTGAGCAAATCACTATGTTCGAATCATTAGGTTCTGCATATGGATATGAGCACAAAATCACAGAATGGGCTGATGACAAAATGATGAAAGATGCTTCAGGTAAAGCTCTTGATATCTTAGTATATGCTCCACAAAGACGTAACCAATTACCTTTAACTCGTAATGATGTTAAATGGGAACCATTCATTGAGTTCTGGATGCGTAAATCTATGTTAGAATTAAAAGTTAAACGTATGATTTGGGCTAAACCAGGTACAGTTAAAACTGGTGGTGGTAAACAAGAATTGAAACGTACATCTGCTGGTGTTTATCACAGAATGCGTAACAATGGTAACTTAGTACAATATAATAGAGGAGAATTCTCTGCTAACTTAATTCGTTCAGTATTTGGAGATCTTTTCTACAGAAGAGTGGATGTTAAAGACAGAAGAGTTAAAATGTACACTAACGAAGCTGGATTCGATGTATTCCAACAAGCTTTGAAAAATGATGCATTGAATTCTGGTCTTACATTTATGGCAGATTCTGGAAACAGATATATGCAAGGTGAAGGACAACACATCACTTACAACTTTGCATTTGATGCAATGGTTACACGTGAGACTGGTCGTGTTGAATTAATTCACTTAAAAGAATTAGATTTACCACAATCTAACTTAGAGTTTGGACAAAACAAAAAATCTACTCCAGTATTCATGGTGTTTGACGTTTCTCCAATGTCTGATGGTTCAATGGTAAACAACATTAGAGAGGTACGTATGAAAGGTGCACCTTCTATGACTTGGGGATACATTGATGGTACTCGTCACCACTTAGGTTTTGCTAAGTCTCAAGGTATGAGTTCAGCTAACAAATTCCCAGGATACGAAATCTGGATGAAAGACAGATGTGACGTATTCATTGAGGATCTTTCAAGAACTGTGTTGATTGAAGAAATCCCACAATTCTAATAAACATCAGCCTATTCAGGCGACAATAGGAAAAGAATTCCCCTCATCCTCCCAGAGGGGAACCTTTTCAAAAGAGTGATGAATATAGACCACATGTTTATATTGCATTCCTTTCGATAGGACCACTCTTCAAATTATAAACCAATTATTAATTAAACTACATTATGGGCAAGTTAGGCAAAATTTCTACAATCAAGAAAGACTATTCAAATAATACACAATTGCAGACAATGCAAAGTGAGCTTTCAAGAAACAACATGACAAGAATTCCTGGTACAGGAGTTTTCAAATATCCTTATAAGGAATTAGATGGTCAGTACAGAACAGGGTTAGATCCAAATGCTTCTTATATTAAGAGAATTTCAGATCCAACAGAAAGAGAAATGGAGATGGAAAGAGTTACAAAACTTCGTGAGAAGTTAGAATCTGCATTAGGAGATATTGACCTTGGACCAAGATCTAAATTTTGGAACTATGGATTATCTACTTCTACAGATGATGTTACTCACGTACAATCTGTAAAATTATTAGATGGAGATAACTATTTTGATCTTAGCGTTCCTTTTCAGGAATTAGCATTTTCATGGTTAAGAGTTCATCCAACTATTGCAAGTTCTTATCAAGCTTGGGAAAGAGGTGAATATGCTGCAGATATACAATTCTACGTTGTTGATGAAGACATTGAAAGTGGAATAGTATTTAAGAAAAAACAATTGATTAATAAAGCAATTGTTAAGTTTGATTCTATGACTCCTGAGAAAAAACGTAAAGTTGCAAGACTTTTAGGACTTCCAGTTACAGAAGATACTAAAGAAGAGATTGTATATAATCAAGTAGATAACATGTTAAAACAATCAGAATTCAAATCTGGATCATTCCAAGGTTTAAATCCTGTTGAAGTATTTAACAGATTTGCTGATATGAAAGAAAACTTGTTACATATTAAAGATTTAGTTAAACAAGCAATTAATCATTCTGTATATAGAATCAAACCAACTGGTAAGGTTTATGAAGGAGATTATGAAATTGCTTCAGATGAGGAAGCATTAGTTAAATTCCTTGCAGATGATGATAATCAAGAAGATTTAATTGTTCTTGAACAAAAATTAAAAACAAAAAAAATAGCTGCTGTATAACATAGTATCTAAAAAACATAAAAAATGATTCAAGTAGATAGTTTATTATATAAGATTGATCAAAGACTAAATAAGCTATCTACTAATGAACATCAACAGATTCAGCTTGAAGATAAGATCTTGGCTCTTAATGAAGCTCAGATTAAATTGATAAAGCAAAAGATTGATAACATTAGTACTGTTAGCCAAATGGGTCTTGATTCATTTAAAAAACGTTACGAAGATTTACAAAGTCTTGTAATAGCGTACGATGATGGGCAACTTCCATTAACATTAAAAAATGCAGAATTAAATCAATGGAAAGCAAATATTCATGATCTAGTTCCAAAATATATGTTCTATGTAGATTCATATGTTTTAGCTGATAAAGGAAGATGTAAGGATAGAAAGATTTGGATTAATAGAGATCTTGCAAAGCATGGTGATTTACAATTCATTTTGAATAACACACATTACAAACCAAGCTTTGAATATCAAGAAACATTTAACTTTCTTGCTTCAGATGAAATAAGTATATTTACAGATGGAACATTTATTCCTAAGAATATAAATATATCATATATGAGATACCCTGTGTATATAAATAAAGCAGGTTATATAATGTTCGATGGACAACCATCCTTTGATCAAGATTGTGAATTAGAAACATATCTAGAAGATGAATTGTTAGATTTAACAGTACAAAATCTAGCAATGTATACAGAGAATCAATCTGCTGTTCAAAATGCAGCATATAGGATTCAAACAAACGAGTAAATTTTTAACTTAATAAATAAATAAAATGGCAGATTTTTCATTAACTACGTTATTCGTAGTTCCCAGTGGCGTTAACATCGCTAGTCCTGGTACATTAACACAAGATCTTAATGGAAACATTGGTGAAGTAGGATTTTTTAATCCAAATTATGTAGCTGTAAATGATACAACTATTGATAACTTTCCTTATTTCTATGTAGCACAAGGTAGAATTAACACTTATCTTCAAGGAACAAAACGTTCTGACAAGATTGCAGGTTGCCTTAGTGGTACTTGCAAATCAAATGTAATTGAAGCTTACAAAGTAGAAGGATGTCCAACTCCAGTAAATCAAATTACTCAAGTTAGTGACTGGAATGTTCGTTGTGGTGATGTTGTTACATTAACACTAAGAGGATTCTCTTCTTATCTTAACACATTGTATTTCAATGGATTCACACGTTCAGTAACTGTACAAGCACCTTGTTGTGATTGTGGTGGTGACCCATGTGATACTGTTGATACAAATGCATTAATCAATCAGTTTATTGCTAAATTAGAAGCACAAGCTCCTGGTAATAATCCTGACAACATTCACTTAACTCAGTTCTATACATTTACAAATGTAGGTGGAACTATTTTACAAATTGAAGGAAAACCATTAACTGCATATGGACAACCATGTGACGTTGCTGCATTCCCATTCGAGTTTGATAGACTTTGGTTTAGAACTTTTGTATACAGTGGTCCTGCAACTACAGCTGACTTTATTGTTGCTGATAATTGTAACATTGTTGCTGAAGCAGTAATTACACAAGAATCTAACTTTGCTAGAGGATTGTCTACAGAAATTGCTCAATTAGAGAAAAACTTCTATAGCTACCAAGCAGGTTACTTGAAACATTTATACAGAATAGCTGGTTACAATGGTAACTTCGAAAGCTGGGTTACTCCTGGTGCTACTTATGATACTTACTACATTAAATTTAATGAGTATGGTAAAGGTGCTTACAACTGGGGTGATTACATCACAGAAGACTCTACAGTAATTATAGCTGCTGTTTCTGGTTCAAATGAATCTGATGATGTAAATGATATTTTAGCTGCTGCACTTGGAGATGAGTTCTTCACTTCATCTGGAGATTGTATCACTACTACATCTACTACTACTGGAGCATAATTAGTAGAATAATATTAACTATTAAAGGGAAGGAGATAAACTCCCTTCCCTTTTTTATTAAAATAAAATAATATGCCATCATTAAACTTAGATATTTTAGTAGTTCCTACGTATAACACATTAACTCTTGGAGTTATTGATGCTTCTACATATCCAACTACTCCCCCTTCTGTAACATCTCCAACAATAGAGATAACTCCTCCTGGATTTAATGTTGCAATTATTCCTTTTGATGTTGATAATTTTAATATCTTTACATCAGCAAATTTAGGAATTTCATCAGCAGGGACTAGTCAACCTCTTCCTGATGGTGTATATCACTTAAGATATTCCATTGCACCTGCATATGCAAACTTTGTAGAAAAATCTATAATGCGTACAGATCAAATTCAAGAAAGATTTGATGAAGCATTTATGAGACTTGATATGATGGAATGTGATAGTGCAATTAAAACACAATCTAAAGTGGAACTAAATTCCATATATTTCTTTATTCAGGGAGCAATTGCAGCAGCTAATAACTGTGCAATAGTAAATGCAAATAAACTATATAATCAAGCAGATAGAGCATTAACAGCTTTCATAAAAAATAATTGTGGATGTTCTGGTAATAATTATATAAACAACTTTAATATTATTAAATAAAATGGCAAATTGTAGAACTTGTGGTGCTAACGTTGGTTGTGGTTGTCAATTAAGAGATGGCTTGTGTGCAGCTTGTCGTGCTGCTGCATCAAAAGCATTAAAATTTTTTAGATTATGTTAACACCTAGATTAACTAATTGTGCACAATGTGAAGATATATGTTCATTAATTGAAAGCATAGACTGCAAGGTTGCAGAGATGAGTGTTAGCTTATACAACAATGTTGTATTTATGCTAAACAAATCTTTCAACCATGAAGTACTTTCTGATTTATTGAACTATAAACGCATATTGCAATATAAGGTTTGTAACCCAAATTACGCAGGCCATTTCACTGTGAATATGATTGCTAGTAAAGTGAGAAGATTTACATCTGGATGTATCAAAGATTGTAGCTGTCGTACTTCTGGTACAGGAATTACAACAACATCTACAACAACAATATAAATAAAATAAACATAATATAACATGTCTTGTACAAATTGCTTTAATGGATGTGCTGAAACTGTCTCAGATCAGTGCGTAAAATATACAGGAATAGATGTTCCTGCTCTTGGTATTTCAACTGGTGATACTTTACTTACTGTTGAAAATGCAATTACAAACTTTCTTGTTCCAGCAATAAATGGTACAGGAATAAAACCTATTATAGATCCTAACATTATATGTAACATTGTAAAAAGTTATCTTCCTTCTTGTACTACATGTACAGGATTTACATTGAACGAAATACTTACAGCTATTGTAAAGACAGTGTGTGATCTTCAAGATCAAATAGATGATATTGATGCAACGCTTGCTACATTAAATGCTAATTATACAATACCAGTAGGACCTTCTCCAACATTTACACCATGTTTATCAGATGTTACAGCTTCTTCAGATACACATGATATTTTACAAGCTACTATAAATAAACTTTGTTCTTTAAATACAGCATTTAGTGCATTAGTTTCACAATTGAATGCAACTAATGTAACATCATTAAATGTAAATACATATATTTCTAACTATTTAGCCAGTCAACCTTCAACTAATTCAGCTAGTGCTAGAATGGTTCCTTTTTGTCCTATTCCTTATTATGGACCATTATCTGGTTATCCAACTGCAAGCGATAGTCTTAGTTTAACAGGTCCAGGTATAGGATATTGGGCTAAGGTATATTTATGTAATGGTTTAAATAATACACCAGACTTAAGAGGAAGAGCTGTTGTTGGAACTACAGTTATGGGAAATAATACTTTTCCATCACAAACAAATCCTTGTGGATCATGTACAACATGTAGTAATCCATTATATGACTTAGGAACTATAAAAGGAGATAATTGTATTACTCTTACAGTGCCTCAATTACCAAACCATACACACTTAAATACTGTTGGCACTGTTTTAACAGATCCTGAACATACACATCTTTATACTGATGATATGAATGCAGAAGGTAAATACCCTTCTGTTTCACCTGGATTTCCAGTAGTACAACCAGCATATACACAAACAAGTAATGCATCTGGAACAGGAGATGGTGGTGGAAAAGTATATAAAACTGCTAGTTCACCTACAGGAATTACAGTAGTAACAACAATTACAAATGCTGCTACTGGTAGTGGAGATGCTCATACTAACATTCAACCTGTAATAGCTCTTCATTATATAATGTACAAACCTTAATTAGATATGTGGCCATTCTTACCAAAAAAATGCAATTGTCCAGAAACTCCTACTAACACAGGAACATCATGTGATCATAGTGGTCTTACTACTAATGATTTAATATATGATGGTCCAAATGGAGTGTGTTCTAATGTTACTACAGGAATGACAGTAACAGAAGCATTTCAACAATTAGATTATTTTATTTGCAGTATAGAGCTTACACAACACATATTAGATTTAATACAAAACAATCCAAACTTATTTCCTAGTTTCAATACATTAGTTAATGGAGCAATTAATTGTAGTACAATAATTGCATGTGGTCCACCAACTACTACAACTACATCTTCTTCTACATCAACTTCCACTTCTACTAGTACATCAACAACATCAACTAGTACAAGCTCAACAACAACGACAACAACAACTGTTGCTCAAGCATGTTACGTATATGATTTAACAGCAACAATTGATAATGCTAGCTTTACAGCAGAGCTGTGTTATGGAGGTGGTACATCAGGAGTGTTGCCTTTTATTGGAAGTACGTTTACAACACCTTGTATTATAAATACATCATTAGCATTAACTGGTATCACTGCTGTTGCAACTTCTTTTGATTGTTCAACAACCACAACAACTAGTAGTAGTTCAACAAGTACAAGTACAAGCACTACAACTAGTACATCAACAAGCTCAACAACAACTACAACTACTACTGTAGAACCTACAACAACAACCACAACCACAACTATAAGTTGTGTAGCAGGAGATCTTTCTTTAACAAATGATACAGTTGCTGGTACTATTGTTGAAGTTTATGTAGCTTTTGGTATATGGTTTATAGCTACTGCTACTCCTGTACCACCTGGTAATATAACATATGTTGGAGCACAAGGTGGAACTAATGATGCTATTAGTGTAGACTTAACTGTATCACAAGTAAGTTGTATATCTTTATATGTTAATTGTGTAAAAATAGAAAGTATAGAAGTGCCATCAACAGGAACTTATACTTTTGCAGCAACTAACATTCTTAATTCAGATTCTGTAACAATAATATTAACAGAAACAGGAAGCTGTTTATAATTTTTAAATAAAAATAAAATGACTTGTTCAAATAATATAACCCCTTGTGGATGTGGAAATAATCCATGTGGATGTGGAACTTCATCAAATGATGTTGTATATCAAGGACCTAATTTATCATGCACTGGTGTATCAAATTGTGACACTGTTACAGAAGCAATAGAAACAATAGATGGATTTATTTGTGGACCAGGAATGGTTGAAACTATTATTAATAATATTATAAATAATATAAATCTATATAACCAGTTTACATCAATTGTAAATAATACAGTTGATTGTCAAACAGTGTGGAATTGTTACAATTCTAGTACAACCACAACAACTACTACTACAGGAGGCCCTGTCACTATATATACTTATGTAACAACTTGTAATAGTTATACTTGGGATGTAACTGGGGATACTTATTTTGATTCTGATGAATACTCATACACTGAAGGAAATGTTACTAATATATTATATTTAACAATTTGTTCTGGAACTGGTGCTCAAATTGAAACACAAACAATAAGTGCTCCTTCTCCTTATATTTGGCCTATAAATGGACTATCCTATACTGCTTCAGGTACTTTTTCTTATGGTGGTATTGGACCTTGTGCAGATGGTGGAGCTACTTGTACATATTACTTAGAGTTAACAATAATAGATCCTACTACAACAACAACAACAACTATTTAAAACCAAATAATATGACAGTATTAATAACCTTAACTACAGCAGGAACAGATTCAGGTCCTTTTGACCTTTATTCAGATCTTGATGGATATATATCAGCATTTGAGTCAGGAGTAGATAAAACTTTACTCCTGGCAGGATATCCATCATCTCTTGTTCCTGATTATACAACAATCATTAGAGTGAGATCAAATAATGGATTATGTACAAATTATATTGATATTCCTGTGGCAGAACCAACGACAACAACCACCACAACTGTTGATCCAAGTACTACAACTACCACAACTACTGGTCCAGTATTATAATATAATTAACCTTGTTTTTGTTGGTTTAACAAGGTTTTCTTCCAGGGGCAACTCTGGAAGTTTTTATTTATAACTATTTTAGTTATAAAGAATTAGATCTATAACTAAAAAGATTGTTAACTATAAAAACAATTTTTTTATCTTTACAATATTTTTTAACTAATATGAATACATATGTCTGATAATCAAAGCTTATTATATCAATTAGGGGAGCTATTATGCATGAAAAAAAGTAAGAAGTTCTATGCTCAAAGACTTGGAATAAGTGAATTTGAAGTTAATGAGTTATTGAAGGAGCTTAGAGAAAGTGACAATGTAGAAATAACAAACTATGCAAAAGAAAGAAAGGTAAATGTTGAGAAGGGTACATTAGAAAGCACAATCGTATCAGACTTTGATCCTAAAGATGATCTTGAATTAGCTGAATTACATAAGATAAACCTAGATAAATACATCATAACCAACTACTGGTCTAAGATGTTACCAAGTGGAAAGTTCACTTCCTCAGTGTTTTCCAAGAAGAAAGAAGCAAAAGATTATTCTCCTGAAGACTTTGCTAAGTTTTTAGAAAACTACAAACCAAAACAAATTAAATTAAATGTAGTAAAATCTACTATTAATACAGAAACTATTGATTTAGAAATATCAATAGCTGATTTTCATTTAGCTAAAAAAACATTAGAAGGTGAAAACATTCAAACAAAGAAAGAACAATTTTTATATGTATTAGTAGATTTATTAAGTAAAGCTAAAGCTTCTTTTGATATAAAAACTATTGTATTTCCAATATCAAATGATTTCTTTCATACAGATAATTACCAAAATCAAACTACAAATGGTACTCCTCAAGATGTTCTTACAGGATATGATAATGAATACGAAGAAGGATTTGATTTATTAGTTACAGCTATATCAATACTAAAAGCATATTCAGATAATGTTGAAGTGATTCTTGTACAAGGCAATCATGATAGAACTAAATCATTTTATTTGGCACACGCTTTGGATGTATTTTTCTCAAATAACTTTAATGTTACGTTTCAAAGAGAACATTCAACAACAAAGGTTGTTATATTAGGAAATACATTTATTGGTTATCATCATGGTAACTGTAAGATAGAAGATCTTCCTTTGTTATTTGCAACAGGTAATAATAGTGAAGCTTTTGGATGTTCTAAATATAGAGAGGTGCATACAGGAGATAAACATCACTACATGGCCAAAGAAGTCAAAGGAGTTAGAATACAACAAATGCCTAGCTTATCAGGAACTGATAGATGGCATTTAGATAATAATTATATTAATAACATAAGAGCTGGAATAGCTACAGTGTATCATCCTGTTAAAGGACGCATTGCAGAATTTGAATCTCGTATATAATACAAAATATGTCAACAGGTAGAAAATTAGTATCAGATGTTAGAAGCACACACAAGTTGCTATCTACTGATTCTTTGATTACAGACAGAGCAATACTTAGTGAAATAAGAAATAACTCTTTATTATTAATTAAGAGAGAAACAAACCTTAGAAAACTTTGGGCAACAGATACATTGTTCACTACAATTCCTTGTTTAGAAATGTGTGAAGTTCCTCTTTCTGAATGTTGTGATTATGTAGATGAATGTACAATAGCTAGAAGTAAAGAAAAGATTCCACGTATATCAGAAGGTAATTACCAATATGTAATACAAGGAGTGTATTCTATCAATGCATTAGGAGGTCAAGGAAAGAAGCTAAAAGAAATATCTGTTAATAGATATATAAATCTACTAAAGCTTCCTATTATAAAAAATGAAGCATACTTTTGGATTACCAATGGATATCTATATGTAAACAATCCATTATTGCAAGCAGTTAGATTTGTTGCATTCTTTGAAGAAGATGTACATAATGATATTCTATATCCTGAAGATTGTGATTGTGGAAAGCAATATACACTAGAAGAAATATGTATAAATCCATTAGATAAAGAGTTTGCTCTTCCTGGATATTTAGAACAACAAGTGTTACAATTAACTTCTCAAAAGCTTCTATCTACATATTTTAATATTAAAACTGATATGACAGAGGATGGTGTAGATGGACAAGCCCCTAATTCAAAAGCAACTAGTTAATAAATGGCAAGAGTAAAGGTTGAATGGAGGAGTGCAAGCAAAGATAATTATATAGATTTTTGCTCAAAGAACCCAAATATTATTTTGACATTCAATGAATGGAGAAATATTATATATTCATTCAATGAAGAATATAAACAATACATATTAGAAACAGGAGAGAAAGTAAAACTTCCATTTGGATTAGGAGAGTTCTCCATAATCAAAAAGAAAAGAAAAAGAATAAATGATGTTAATGGTAGGGAGTTTATTAATCTTCCTATTGATTGGCAAAAAACTAAACAGAAAGGAAAGGTTATATATAATTTCAATTACCACACAGAAGGATTTTTCTTTGGCTGGCAATGGTTTAAAAAAATAACTAGGTTTAGACATTCTGATCTTTGGTATTTTAAACCATCAAGAATAACATCAAGACTATTGTCTCACTATATAAAAGCTGATGATAAGTATAAAGACTTATACAGAGAATGGAACATTAAATAATAAAAACGATGAGTTACTACTATAAATATAATTTTGTTAGTCCTGAACCAGTTTATGCCACTGTTAAAGAAGAGCTTAAAAGCTATTTTGATACAGGTGCAGTGGATGATCTTTTATTTCCAACATATCTTGACAAGTGCTTACAAAAACTTGGAAGAACAACATATGTTATTTCTGAAGAAATTTTATATATAGAAGACTTTGAAGCTAGACTTCCTGATAACTTTTATGCTGTAAGAGAAGCTTGGATGTTAGTTGAGATTCCCCAACTTCCATATCAAACAGCTAATTCATTATATACACAAGCAGCGTCATCCACTACAATACAGATTGTTCCTGTAACATCAGGTGGAGTTCCTTGTACTAATGCTGAATGCACAACAGGATGTCCTGAATGCATGCCAGAACTTATACAAGCTGTATATAAAACTAATCACCAAACAGCAAGAGCATTTAGACAATCATATCTTCTTAAGCCAGGTAATATATCTGCAAGAAGTAATTGCACTGTAGATTACTCTGATAATTGGGAATTCTATAAACAACCAGCTCCTGTAAATTCAAGTACGCCAGGATCAGCTGCATATGATTCATTTGATATTAGAGATAATAAAATTGTAACTAATTTTAGAAATGCAACAATACAATTAGTATTCTATGCTACAGAATATGATGAAGTTGGAAGTCAATTGATTCCTGATAACTATCGTATTAGAGAATACATAGAAGCATTTATTAAATACAAAGTATTTGAAATGCTTACCAATCAAACTAATGATGAAACGTTTAATCAGTTACAACAAAAGCTTGTGTATTACAAGCAGTTGTATGATGAAGCATTTATAATGGCAAGCATCGAAGTTAAAAAACAAGATGTATATACAAAACAAAGAAGAATAAAACAAGATCTTAATAGATTCAATATGTACGAACTTCCAAATATAACAAATCGTTATGGAAGAAGAAGAAATAATTAATCATGGTAGATAATACATCTCAAGATAATACGCAAGGAGGAAACATTAAATCAGAATATAATGTTGCTTCAACAGGTTTAAATTTAGATAACACTGTTAATCAAGTACCTAAAGGACAATTGACATATGCATTAAATGCATCTGTTGAGAACTTTGACTCTTCATCAGTTAATTATCAAAATGAACCAGGTAATGAATTTTGTCTTCAGTTTCCTTCACAATTTATTTTGATAGGAACACATTTTATTCTTGAACAAAACAAACATATATTTTTTATAACTAATCCTGAAACAGGAGAATGTCAAATAGGATATATGGAGAACAATGATTGTGTTTATAGAATATTAGTTAGTGCACCATGTCTTGCTTTTAATATAAACTATCCAATACATAAAGTTGTACATAAAATTACAAATTGTACAACAGAGTTATATTGGACAGATGGGTTAAATCCAAGAAGATATTTAGATATAAATAATATCCCTTATATATTACAATCTAATTCTAGTCTTTGTGATCCTGAATTTACTGATGAACTTGATTGCAACCAATTAAAATTACAACCTAATTTTAGTATTCCTGAATTAAAAATAGTTGATGTTAGAAATGGAGGATCTCTTCTTGCAGGTACATATCAGTTTGCTATACAATATGCTGATGCATCAGGTAATGAATACACTTCTTATTATTCAGTCACTAACCCAACACCTATTGCTGATACAAGTATTACCACTCCAAATTTTAATTATGAAGTGGGTAGATCTATTGTTGTTAATATTAGTAACCTAGATTCAACAGGACAGTTTCAATATTTTAATCTTGCTGTAATAAAAACAATTAATAATATTCCTTCTGTTGAATTAGTTGGAACATATTTTATTGATCAAACAAATAAAGATATTATATATACAGGACAGAATCAAACACAAATAAGATTAACTATAAATGATATATTTTTAAAATATCCATATTATGATATAGCACAAGATCTTACATTTGTACAAGATATATTAATATGGGATAACCTTACATCTATAGATAGAATAAACTATCAATCTATTGCTAGTCAAATTGATTTAAAATGGCAGACATATAAACTTCCTGCCAATGAAAATTATTCAGATGAATTAAATGCTACAAATCTACGTGGGTATCTACGTGATGAAGTGTATGCATTTGAGATTGTATTCTTATTGAGAAATGGAAAACAAACAGATGGTTTTCATATTCCTGGAAGAGTGAAAGGTCCTAATGAAAATTATCCAGATGTACTTAACACAAATCCTGATTTCATAGGAGAGGGAACAAGTGCTCCTTATTGGAAGATATATAATACAGCTTCTGTAACTGGAGTGGCTATCGATAATCCTATTGGAAATGCTACACCACATCAATATGGTGAATTTGCTTATTGGGAATCAGCAGATCTATATCCATGTAATATAGATATTTGGGGAGATCTTGCTAATCAACCTATCAGACATCATAAGTTTCCAGATGTACTTGTAAGTCCAATAATTGAATCAGTAATTTTTACAAATATAAATAATATGGTTATGCAGAATGATTCTGTATTTCCTATTGGAGTTAAAATAGATCCTGATCAAATTTATAATTTAATAAACACTTCTAATTTATCTCCTCAACAAAAATATGACATTGTTGGCTTTAAAATAGTAAGAGGAGATAGAGGAACAAATAAATCTATTATTGCAAAAGGTATTCTTAGAAATGTTGGAACATATGAAAGAGAAGGGCAGTCATACTACTTCCCTAATTATCCATATAATGATGTACATCAAGATCCCTTTTTAAATCAAGTGAATAATGCATGGAAACAAGAATGCGAAACTTGGAATCTTATAATAACTAGTTTAATAAAAGATCCTGATGGTGGACCAGACTATGCAGAAGTAGAATATTTAAGTTGTGATAACAATAAACTCACAAGAGTAAAATATTATGAAGTTGGACAACAATATGTTTGTGGTATGACTAGACCTGTTTTTTATACAGGAAAAGGAAAAGCAGGATATGCCAATTATGATGTTTGGAAACTTGAATATGGTGGGGGAGGTTGTGCTGGATTTAGAGCTGAGTGGGAAGATATTTTTGAAGGTACAAAAAGTGACTGGATAGATGGATGGAATTTTGGAGTACCTGGAGATACTTATGTTCAGGTTGTAGTTGGTACAATTCCTAAATGTATTCAGCATTGTACAGGTAGTGGTGGATTTTTTGGAAATACATGGGACTTTATCACTGGAGGTGGAGGAGGAGGATGTGATCCTGATATAACTAAGGTAGATGCACTAACTTTTAGAGTGGATGTTAATTGTCAAGATGATGTTCCTCAAAACAGCAATGCTAATGTTTCAGCACAATATAGACACGTATTTAATTCTCCTGAAACTTCTTTTGGACAACCTTTCTTAGGAGATATTCTTAAGCTTGAAAATGTAATATTTGGAAAAGGAATTGCACATTTTATTGAAGTTAAAAAGAATGCTAAATATAGATTACTCACAGAAGAGGCGCAAAGAGATGCATTAACTAGCTCAGTTAATGTTGCGTCAATGGTTGGTGGCTTTAATGCATCAGCAATGTTCTCTGCATACCAATCATATTTAACAATTTATATTAATGGTATAACAAGAAAGAACTACGCATATTCATTTAACTCAATAGCTAATTATGATTATTGGGAATCAATAGATAATGGTCTTGGTATCAAACAAAGAAATATTGATATTGCACAATATCTAATTCCTGGAGTTCAATCTGTAGGTGATAATTATACTATAAATAATTATCAAAGAGAATCATCTGTATATATTAAAACAGTTGATAATGTTCAAGATGTAAATATTACATATTATGAATATAATGTATGTAACAATAATCCTGATATTAGTACTCCTACATTAGTCACTCCTCCATTTAAAGTTAATTACACTGATCATATAACAGGAATGACAGTTACAATAACACTTGTTGGAAACACTTGCCAAACTGTTTTATCAACTACATATCCTGTAAAAATAGCTGGAGATCCTGATTATACAATTACATTAATAAATACATTTACAACAACATTAAATACAAAATTCCCATCATTACCATTACCAGATTTTAGTAACAACATGGTAATTAGTGGAAAAAGTTTTATAACTGACACATCAAGAATAACAATTGGAGAAACAGGAACTTGTGCCACTCCAGCACAAGACCAACCAATACAAGTTGTTTCTTATTATGCATCTATGAAAAATGATTTTATTAATCAATGGGGTCAAGTATATTCATACGATACAGTTGATACAGGATTTCAAAGATTCAATAATGTACCTAGTACAAATAATACAATATTTGGTGGAGATACATTTATATCTAGATTTGCATTTAAAACAAAACTTCCATTCTTTATAGATAATAGAGTGAATGCTCCTGATGATTCAGATATATTCTATGATGAAATTGGTAACGTAGCTTATCCAAAGTATTGGCATTCAGCAAGATCTATTTTAAAAGATTTTGATGTTAAGAATACTACAATAATGACAAATATGATTTCATTCAAAGCTCATAACTTTGATTGTCCTAATAGTCAACTTCCAGGTCCTCCAGATTCAAATCCTAATAGAACATATTATGATGGTAAATTCTATTTATTTGCATATGGAGTGCCTAATTTCTATTGTGAGAGTTCTTATAATGTTGATCTTAGACAAGCATTTAATAATAAAGAAGGTGACTTTTGGCCACATGTATCTACAAGTATTCCAGATGATTGGGTACAAGAAGATTACGTATCAATAGCTAATGATAATACATATACTTACAATGTAACATTCTCTAAACAAAATAAAGAAAATACATTTACACATCTTCCTCCTGATTGGACAACACAATTGTGTTATACAAATTTTCCATTTAGAGCAATCTATTCTGACACACAAAATCAAAATGCTGATGTGAGAGTGAATAACTGGTTAATCTATCGTCCTATATCATTATTTGATTTCCCTCAAAACTTTGGAAAGTTGACATCATTAGATGGTATACAAAACAAAGGAATATTAGCAAGATTTGAAAATAAATCATTGTTGTACAATACAATGCTTACAATCAATACAAGCAATCCTCAAGCAGCTTATTTAGGAAATGATACATTATTTAAAGCATCTCCTCCAGTTGATTTTGCTGAAACAGATCTTGGATATGTAGGAAGCCAAAACAAAATGTTATTAAAGATTCCTCAAGGACAAATAACAGTGGATGCTAAGAGAGGACAAATCTTTTTAATTTCTGGCAATCAAGCTGAAGATCTTTCTGCATTTGGCTCTGGAATGAATAGGTTCTTTACAGACCACTTAGCATTTGAAATACTTAGATATTTTCCTGATAAAGAAGTGATAGTTAACAATGAAAGAATTGTAATTCCTGGAGTTGATACAGATAATAATTTTACAGGAGTGGGACTTCATGGAGTATATGATTCTAAATTTGATAGAATTATACTTACTAAAATAGATTATATTCCAATAGATACAGATGTAAAATATGATTCTGCTACTAGAGAGTTTTATGTAGAAGAAACAATCAATGGTGTTGTAATTAGAACGCAAGTTTATTTAACAGACCCTGATTATTTCTGTAACAAATCTTGGACATTATCATTCAACTTCAACACTAAATCTTGGATTTCTTTTCATAGTTATATTCCTAATTGGTATATAGCTGAAAACAATTTCTTTTATTCAGGCAGTAACAGTTGTTGTTCAGATATTGACGTAGATGCTGAACAACAGTTTCAAGCATTAGTTGGAGATACAAATAAACTTGTAACAACTACCACTACATCTCCTCCAAAAGAAACTACAACCACTACTACTACAGAAACAACATTAGGTTGTAATTTAGAAGGTGTTGTTATTGAAACATTATGTGAATTAATAGGAGATGCAATTATAACAGTTCCACCATCAACAACTACTACAGTGTGCGCAAGACCATCAGATTTACTTACATTCCAATTTTATGCAGGATATACAATTGATCCAGATCCACCAGTTATAAGTTCAGGTACATTAAATGATGCATGTAATGCTATTATTATTATAGCTGGTCAACCTTCTACTATAATATTAGATAGACTTCCAATACAATCATATTCTCTTAATTTAGGTCAAGTTGTATATAATGGTCAATATGCTGATTGTACATTAGTTCCTGATGGATGGTATTTCACAAATGAAAGTTCATTTTTTGGAAATGTATATCATGTTGAGTCAGGTATAATTTCAGAAATAGGAAGTTGTTTATGTAATGATACAACAACGACAACAACTACACTTGTACCAAGTATAAAAGAATGTTGTGGAATTTTATTAAGCACAACTGATAGCATTTATTATTATTCAGATCTTCCTGTGACTAAACTAAACATTTCTAACTTCAGTTCTACATATGGAATAGCTATGACAGCTAATTACTTGTGGAGTGTAACAACAGAATTCTTAATGTGGGATATTTCATTAAGTCCATTCAGTGCAACATTTAATACAGCAATTCCATTCCCAGGAGGATTTACAACTTCTTCAGGAATAGTTGCAATAGATGACTCAACATTAATTGCAGTAGATGATTCTGCTTCTTTACAAGATGTTGTAGAATTAGTTCTTGATTGTAATGTAACTCCTCCTGCATTTACTTCTACAGTTCAATTTAGTTTACAAGCAGATAGAACTGCTATAGGTAATATGTTATATACAACTAGTAATAGATTATTAGTTATTAATATAGATACTATATCAGGAGATAATTATATAACACAATATGATTATGCTACAGGTGTAATTGAGTTAGATTTGAATATAGGATCTATAGCTGCTACTACTATACATGAATGTAATTGTGATATATTTGTAATTGATACTAATAATGATATATACATAGTTAGTGCTACATCTATAACTTTTGCAGGAACTACAGATCCTGAAGGAATTCCATTTGTATCAGCAACACAGTTAAGAAGTTGTGTACCAAGTTCTTTAGTAGAACCAACTACAACGACTACATCAACATCATCTAGTACAACGACTACCACAACAACAACTCCTTAAGCCATGTCAAAAACTATAATTGTAAAATTAACAAGAGCTGGAGCAACTTCTGGACCATTCACCATCACTGATAATTTTGGGAATGTGATAGCAACTGATGTTCCTAAGAAAACCTTAGTTAAAGGAACTACATTTATTGTAGACAATGCTGTAACTATAATATATATTGAATCAATAGGAAAGTGTTATTTAAAAAAAGCATTTCTTTTAGAATCATTTACTACTTCTGATATTTCAAATTCAACATTTGTACAAACAACAACAGCTTGTTTATGGAGACACTTAACAAACATACAGATATATAATACATATTATGGAATCATACAACCATATATAATAGAATATCCTTTTGCTTATCAATACCAAGATGAGATCTTGCAGAATGTAAAAGACTATACTAAAGCATATGAATATCTTTCTATACCAGATGGTGTGTTTAATGATAATACAAGAATAGAGGTTGATAACAAATGGTTCACGCATGCTATTCTTTATAATGGGCAACAGAGTTCTGGATTACTGGAACTTGTTCCTAAACCAAAAAATAATTTGCAAGCATACAATCAATATCCTATCTTTAACACAGATAGCAAAACAATCACATATACAAAGAGTGATAACTTCTATCAGTATAATACATTCTGGGCTTTAAACAAAAGTCCTTATATTCCTTTATTCTATACAGGATGTGAAAGTCTTTCTATTGATAAAGTGATTAATCAAGAGAATATGGATTATTCTTCAAGAAGCTTTAAGAAAGCTCCTCTAAGAGCAAAAGAATTAAAGGTGAGACATATTCTCCAAGATAATTGTACAACGCATTTAGTGAGTCAATTCATCCTGGGAGTAGCCCAGATTTCATACAAATAATTATGAGACATTATTTATATAGACATATTAGACTTGACAAAAATGAACCTTTCTATATTGGAATTGGTACTAAACAACCTAGAACACATAATAGTCTTAAGTCAGAATATAGAAGAGCTCATGAAACAAGTAGAAAAGAATCTTATATTTGGAATAACATAGTTAATAAAACTTCTTATGAAATAGAAATTCTTTTTGAGTCAGATGATTATAATTTTATAAAAGAAAAAGAAATAGAGTTTATATCTTTATATGGTAGAATAAATAACAATACTGGAATATTATCTAATATGACTGATGGAGGAGATGGGTTTATAGGTTATATACCTAGTAAAGAAAAAATTGAAAAACATAAAATATTTATGACTGGTAGAAAACAGTCTCAAGAAGAAAAACAAAAAAGAAATGAATCAAGAAAAGGATATATACATAGTGAAGAAACTAAACTTAAAATGTCTAATTCACATAAAGGTAAAAAAACTTCTAAAGAACACTTAGAAAAATTATACAAAGGTCAAATCTTAGCTAATTCAAAACCTATCAATCAATATGATTTAGAGGGAAATTTTATAAAAGAATGGCAAAGTGCTACCATAGCAGCTAAGGAAATAAATTTACACCCAACATCAATAAGACATTGTGTACAGGGTAAAACAAAAACTTCTGGAGGGTATATCTGGAAAGAGAAAATATCATACAAGTAAAATGAAAGGAAAAGTAAATTGCACATGTGGATGGTCATGGAACAAATCTGATTCTAGTAAGAAAGATATGTACATATGTCATGAGTGTGGAAGAGATAATAGCAACAACATGAAGAATGGTGGTTGGCTGGATAACTATAATGACTCACAAGCTTCTGCTCCTGAGGGAATGGTTGGTGATGGATTCTCTAATGTAGGTAGAAACTATTCTCCTGCATGGGGTGGACAGTTTGAAGAAGGAGGAGAAATCCCTAACGCTCAAAGTGGTAAAGCCACAAGAGCTGATAGTCTTGATGTATATAATAGAGCTTTAAAAATAGATGCTTATTATGATAATCTAAAAAAGAAAGGGTGGTATCCAAAAAGAGACATCTATCCTACTAGAAACATGACTTCAAAACAGCTTGAAGAAGAGATGAAGAAAGTTGATAAAGAGTCTAGAGAAACGTATAAAAAACAATCAAAATTCCCAAAAGGATCGAGCATTTTAAATTATACATATCCAAATGCAGATCCTAAAAAAGCTAATTTAAAAGCTTTAGCAGATCATATTGCATTAACTAAAGGCACTAGATATGCAAGTCAAGATAATCTTCCTTCAATTATCGATCCTATGGCTCCTCAAACAGTCATAGATACTAGAATAATACCAAAAGAGAGAGTGCAATATGAGACTATAGAAGGAGTTAAGGCTGATGAATTTTATAAGAAATATCCAAATCCTACAAAAGCACAATTTAATAAGTTTTATAAGGAAATGGAAAAATATAAAAAGTCAATGCCACCAAGTGGAACAGCTGTAAATCTTTATAGATATGATCCTTTATCTGTTAAACCTTGGGACATGCTTACAGATGCTGAGAAAAAAGTAAGAGTTGAAAAGTATGGAACAGATGGTGTACCTAAAAGTTATATAGATAAAAATAAACCACAAGATAAACCAGATAAGACAGACAAGATAGTAGATAAGATAGATAAACAAAGACCTAAGGTAGAAGCACTACAACCATTAGCACCACAAGGTGTAATTAGTGATTTTGATATCACTGCACAGTTACCAGTGATTAGACCTGAAGCAAGAATGCCTAAGTCTTTTGATGTAAACTCTCAAAGACAAACTATGTCTGGACCAAGTGAGTATTATAATTATAGTGATGAAGGAGTTGATTTTAGTGATGCGTTTAGAGCTAAAGAATCTGCTGATGCGTACAATCAATATGTAAAAGAAAAATACGAAGAAGCTGCTAAGACAAACCCTAAAGCACAAAAGAGATTAGAACAGTTAATGCAGAATGTAGAGCTAACTCCTCGTTATCAAATGGGTGGTAATGTATATCCAGTTAATTATGTTCCTCAAGCACA